TGGCAGCCACGGCACAGTCAATTTTGTTGGGCGAGTCGGGATACTCCTTGCCAATCTGAATCCCACTCCGGGAGACGACCCGCCTGGCGTTGAGAACGTGGCTCATCAGCGACCAACTGTCGCCGTGGCTGAGGTCGTGGTTCTCGACCGCCTCCGAGAACGCAGCCAGGGCGCGCACCATGACGCTCGGGCGGTTGGCCCAATAGTGCATCGCGTGGTCAGCGGTGGCCTTGACCCGGAGTCGCCGGCTGAACGCCTGCTCCCACACTCCGATCTGGGATTGCCAGCCGGACGGATCGGCGTACATGCCGAGCACCCGGTAGCTTTTGAACGCTTCCCGGACCTTGGCGTCGACCAAGTGCTCGGGCACCTGCCAGTCGTCCTCCTTCTCGCGGGCTTGCCAGCATCCCAGCAGCTCGACGAACCCGTCTGAGACGCGCACAGCGACCAGGGCCGTGGCGTCGGCGTTGCCACGGGCACGACCCCGCGAGCCGTCAAACCCCAACGTGATGGTGTCGCCGTCGACGAGTTTCCCCTCCCGGTTCAGAGTGGCCTGCCACTGATCGGCCCGGATCCACGCATCGTCGGAGGATCCGGGCTGGTTGAGGTAGAAACGTCTGGCGTCGGCCGGATGCTACCCGCCGTCGAGGATCTCCGCCATGATTCGGTCGACGCTGATCCACGGCGCATCCGAGTAGAGCTCCTCGAGCCCGGCGCGGAGCTGTACCGGGTCGCCAAGGTCGTCGCAGACCCCGACCGGCTGCCAGACCAAGACCCCATCGCCAAGGCGCTTCCCGGCTCGCACCTCGGCGGCGTAGGTGGCCGTGCGTTCGGCCACGGAGTCCGAGCCATTTACCCACATGTTTGTCAGCTCCAAGCTCCTGCCGCCCGTTTTCGCTAGACCACGGCGCAGCGACTCGGCCAACTTGTGACCACCGTTCGACTGGATCCAGAACGAAGTCTCATCTAGCACCACGGCAGTCGGGCGCAGTCCCTCTTTCGACGGTGCCTTGGCGGTGGCGGACGTGAGCGTGCCCCGGCGAGTGCGGATCCTGGTCAGTCCCGGATCGAGTCCGGGTATCACCCGCGCAGCCTCCGGGTTGCTGAGCATGTTGACCGCCAGGCTCATGGTGACGTCCGCGGCCTGGTCCTGACTCAGCGCCGACAGCTTCACCTCGGGCGAAGGATGCGGGCTCATCTCCAGCTTGCCGTTCCCCCACTTGACGAATCGCACCGGAGCCGCCAACTCGCAGCACGCCAAGGCCGCGGCCATCGGAGACTTGCCGGTGCCCTTGGGCAGCACGACCAGGGCGCGGCGCCAGAGATACTTGCCGTCCTCATCGACTGCGAACCACCAGTCGATGAAACGTCCCTGGGATTTCGTCCAGCGCCACGGATCGCCCGCGCGGTCGCCGTCGGGTTGGGTCAGGGTCGCCTCCGCCCATGCCAGAACTTCGACACCCGCGGATTTGACACCCTGGCCATCCGGGCGGCCGACCGGCAACCCATCGTCATCCCACTCCAACCGGGCCAGGATTTCGCCAGCGGTCACGGCGCCGTCCTGCTCCAACGTTGCCGGGCCAAAGCCATCGCACCCTCACGGGCTTCGTGGGCCAATTCAGCCTCACCAGAGTCGGCTTTGGGCAGCTCTAGGGAGCGCAATAGCGTCGAAAGGACCGTCCGGTGCTGCCGAATCTCCGTGATTAGCGGGTTGGCGACCTGCTGATGCTGCGACCCCATCACGATCTTGTCCGCACCTCTCAGTTCGTCCACCAGCTCGTCGATCAGGTCCGATTCACGCACCGCATCCTCCAAGATCCGCGCGTGATCGGCGCGAAGCGGGCCGGTGCGCACGATGGCACGCCACAGCGCCAGACCACCAGGCGCCAGACCTTTAGGCGGGGTTGGGTATTTCCGGGGCATTTACGAACTCCTTTTACGGGCGAAAAAAGCTGAGCTTGATGCGCATGAGAACCGGCCGTGAATACGGTACGGGGGCAGCGCCTGGTGGGTAGGGGGGTATCGGGGGTACCCACCCCTTTGGTCGGGCCGATCCGTCAGGGCGGCGCCTGCCTGGTCGTCGCTGCCGTCGTCGCCATGCTCGTCGGGTTGGCGCACCTTGGACGGACGCATGTCCATTGGGATCCCAGTCACGACCCTAGAGCTACTAAACGTGTTGAGCAGCTAGATGATATGCAGCGACGCTGACCACCACCCCGTTTGCCGCTCACGGCCACGCAAGTAGTGAGCGTTTGACGGTGCCCTTTACGGTGCCCTTCGGAGCGTTACCGGGCGCATCGCTGTCGTCGCGCTCGGTTGAGATCGGAGGCGCGTTCTCCACCCCGTGAACTGCGGGTTCCGGCTTGTCGCCTTGAAGCGGAACGGTGCGTCCTTTCATGCTTTGGTTCTCCTAGTGATAGCGGTGAGGATGTCGAACGGAGTCGAGTCGCCGCCGCGGTGAGAGGCTCGATGCTGGGTCACGAGGTCACAGACCGCTGACCACTTGACGTCGGCAAACGGGTCGTCGGGAAGGTTGGCCGCACTTGCTTGGCGAAGCTCCAGCCAGCGACCCCAAAGGAGCTCTAGTCCGAATGCGTTCGTCGAGGCCGCAGTCGAGAACGAACGCATCGCGCCGATCAGTGCCGGCGTCAAGGTCGGCGTTTCGGTTTCAGTCTTGGCTGTCACTGGTTGAGGACTCCTCGATTTCGGTGTTGATCGAACTGACCGTTATGCTTCGCCGCTTGTGGGGAGGGCTGCCATCCGCGGGGCTCGCGATGATGGGCCAGGCATCGGGCACGGTGTCGGTAGCCGGCTCCCGCGGCGGGCCGACGGGGTGGAGGAGGTCGAAGCCGGTCGTCACGGCGCCTCGGTAACGTCGGCGACGCTTGGGTCCGTGCCGAGGTGGGCTACTCCGTTGGAATCGTGGTAAATCCGTTTCCCGTCTTTGGTTTTGAAGAGTCGGGCAGTCTCTTCGCGGAGTCTGTTTCTGAGCGCGGCGGCGGCGGGCGCGCGTTGCCCTTCCTGGGTAGGTGCGAAGTCGGTCGGGCCGGACGTGTCTGTAGCCATGTCTGCTCCTAAAAGTCGGTTGGGTGGTTACGCCCTAGGGCGTGAAGCTGGTCGGAAGTGGGGCTGAGGCAGCGAAAGGAGACGCCACCCCAACCCCGTCGGATCCTCGGTCCTGGCGGCCGAGAACGGGCGGGCGGCAAGGACGGCCAGAACGTCCCCGCACGGCCCGCCTGCTCCCGCCCGCGCTCGCAAGCTCCGCATCTGCGCCAGCCGTTCGCCGTCGTGTGGTCGTAGGGATGGCCGCGCGGACAGCTGGACTTGGCCGCGTTGATCGCAGCGAAGGTCAAGGGGCTCCGGAGCTGGCTCTCCAAGTGAGTGACCAGTTCCATGTGGGCCGCGTTGCAGCACCGTCGGTTTCTGCACGTGTGCCATATCTCCAGCCCACGGCCAATCGCCTGACCAACAGTCAGCTCGAAAGCGACGCGGCTCGCCTGCTTGTTCCGGAATTCACCGTACCCGCGTCGGGTCACGGCGCCAGTCCAGAGCCAGCATGCCGAGGTCTTGTCGACCTTGGGCCAGAATCTCTCGGCAAGCGGCCTCATGGCGTCACCCCTGTTTCGACCACCTTCCGCGACCAGCACCACGAACAAATCCAAAAAGCCCTGGTGAAGCCCGGCGCGACGGGCTTGAGCCCGATCCGTCGAGGGGCGACATCGGTCAGCATCGGTAGATGGCACTGATCACACTTGGGTCGGGCTGCCTCTGCGGCGTAGAAGTCCCGCCAGCCGTTGCGGTCCTGCGGGTGCTTCATGGCTTTGGCGCACCTTCCGGGCCAGACGGCAGCGCCACCAGGAGGGTCTTTAGCGACCTTCGCTCGCCGGCTATTTGCAGCAGGCGAGGCAGCGAGATCCCCCACGGCTCGAGGCGGCAGCAGGAATCGTCCTGCTCGTGGAGGACGGTCATCGTCGAAACGGCCCCACGCGGCAGAACTGCTACGCGGTCGGCGACCACCTCGGCGTACTCACGGCTCCGCACCAGTTGGAGGTGGTCGATCTTCACAGCCCACCCTCCGCGTCGAGCTCCGCCGGCCTAGCTCCGGGGAACACCCGTAGAACGTCACCAGGAGACGGAACACTGACGCCGACTGGAGACGTCTCCGCCGCTGCCCATTCATCCGTTTCACTCCCCCCACTACGTGGGTGGGGAGCGCGAAACGGTTGAATTTGGGCGCTTTGCAGGCCACTCCCAGATACCCCTTCAGATTCAACGCTTTCGCGCTTTTGAAGTGCGCGAAACGATTGAATCTCGATCAGCTTCCGGCTGTGACCATGCTTTCCCTCGCCCCACACCTCGGAAAGCTCCCCGGAGAGCGCGAAACGGTTGACGGCGGCATAGACGGCCTTGGCCGAATGGCCTAGTTCGGACAGCTCCGGGAGCATGTCCACGACCGCCCGAGGCGTCCCGGGCTCCAGGATCTGGAGCAGGGCTCTACCGGCCTGTGCGGCGGCTTCGTCCTTATCGACGCAGCGGTAGCGGCCATCCTCGAGCCTGATCTTGAGGTGGTCGGGAGTCGCCTCGTACCGACCAAGGGCGTTGAGCCAGCGTTCGCTCTCGTGAGCCATCCCTCCGACCCGCTTGAGCTGGAGTACCTGATCCATCTCGCCAGTCAGGGCGGTCGAGCCGCGTCCCGACTCTGTGATCTCACCGCCAGCACTCTTCTCGTGGCGGGTGATGAGGATTCCCACCTTGAGCGCCGATGCCAGCACCAGCAGGGGATCGAGCGCAGCCATCACCGGCCCGCTGTAGTTCTCGTCCTTGTCCTTGAGCCCGCACAGCTTGGCGAAGGTGTCGACGATGAGCAGGACGGCTTTGGTCTGCACCATCCGGTCACGCGCAGCCTCAACTAGGTCGGCCCAGGTGGCGCGGGGATTCTCGCGCTTGCTTATGACGTGAAGATCGGGGTGGTCCGCGATCCCTAGGTTCTCGGCTCGTGGGTCCCACGACGACCGCCCCTCTTCCGTCAAGTACACGACTGGACCCTTCATCGTGGCGCGATCTAGGAAGGGCTCCCCGTCTAGGACGGCTCTGGCCAGGTGACAGGCGAAGGTGGTTTTGCCAGACGACTTCACTTTGCCGTCGAGCTCGGTCACGGCCCCTTGCGGGATGTAGTCCAGCCACACCCACGGCTGCGCCTTCTCGACGGTCTGCTCTTCGCTGAGCCAGCGGACGCCGCCCTTAGCGTCACCATGGCCGCGATTAGTGGTGGTGGTGGTCGGCACCACCCTGGGGGCGGTCGAGCTTCCGGCATCCTCAAGCTCGGCCCACGACGGGTCGCGGGGAGTCATGCCGCCACCTCGGAATTCCGTAAATCTACGGAATTTGCCCGCTCAGACTCGACCGACCGGCGCATGGCCACGGCGACCTTGCAGTTAGCCTCGCAGCCGTCGAATCGACAGGTGAGCAGGACTTTGCCCAGCTCCAACTCGGCCATAGCTAGACGCTCCGCCGGCGTGAGGTTATGCTGAGAGCGCGACAGGTGAGTCAATCCTCGCCTCCGCCACTGACGCCGGGCTTGGGGAAGCCGCGGCGTCAATCTCTTTCTGGCTCCCGATGATGCCGTCGCTGCCCAGTAGGGGAGGGGTAACGGTCAAAGCTCTGGCGATCGACCTGATCGTCAAATAGCTGACCTGTCGACCAGCCATCGCATGGCTGACGGTCGGCTCACTGACCCCGGCCGCGAGAGCTAACTCGGCCTGAGTCATGCCGCGCCGCGCGAGCTCGCGGCGAAGCCCGGCAGTGTCGAGGGTCGCCCTCACAGAAGGGTTCTCGATGCTGACATGGGATCTCCACGAGACCCCGCTGCCAATGGCGCCGCCAACGGCAGGTCCGTCCCGGAAATCCCGGACGAAGCCGGTTTCCGCGTTACCTTGGCCTTAGATTAGACCCTATCCGTGGTTCAGGTCAAGCCCCCCGGACACAATCTGTTGGGCGTCGAGGCAGGAGCGCCTACTAGGCGTGGGCCAGATTGTCGGGGTGGTCAACTCCTAGACGCTCGGCATCCAGCCGCCTCCACTGCCCGCACTCGCGGCAGCGGAGCCACGCCGGCAGCGTAGGAAGTCTCTCGTCGCCGCTGACTAGGTGCCTGTCGCGCATCCACCGGACCTCGGCCGGAACCTTGCGCCCCAGCTCCTCTCGACCGAGTTCTCGGCGGTGAGCGACCCTGGGGCGCTCCACCCAGTGACCATCGTTGTCCAGCTGGTAGGCGCGATCGAGAGTCAGTCGCCACGGCCCCCATATCAGCCCTCGCTCTGGGTGGAGCTGGTCCGAATTCTGACCGTGTTTATCGCGCGCGGCCACCTGTGCGTGGCACTCGGTGGCCGGACTGCTCAAATCGGTCCACGCACACGTGACCGCCAGTGGGCGGCGTCGGCTGACGCGGGCGTAGTCCCGCTCCGAGGGCTCAAGGGGCGGAGGGCGCAAATCGTCTAGTCCTTTGCCACCAGGACGGACAGCATGGCGGCGTAGTCGTCGCTGGTCGAGAGGTGACTGTAGACCGCGGTGATCATCCCCAGGTCAGCGTGACCAAGGATCCGCTGCAGCGAGACGATGTTGCCGCCCTTACGGAGCCACTCGGTGGCGAAGCTATGTCTGAAGAGGTGGGGATGGACCCGCTTCTCCAAGCCGGCCTCCTTGCCGAGGAGGCGGATCGCCTGCTCGACGCCGCTCTTGGCGACGGGGGAGTAGTGGCCATCTGGCCCTTTCCTCAGCGCCGCGAACACCGGGTCGCGCCCCTCCGCCTGCCTGCCGGCGATGTAGCGGCGAAGGCGCCGGTAGAGGGCCGGGTTGACGGGCACCAGCCGCTCCTTGTCACCCTTTCCCCGCACCCGTAGCACGAACTCATTCCGCCTCGGCTCCCGGAGGTCTTCGACCCGAAGGGCCAGGAGTTCCCCGAGCCTGATCCCGCAGTCCGCGAGGACGCGCACCAGCAGCTTGTCGCGCTCCGTCTTGGCGACGTTCTCCATGTGCTGGATCTCTTCCCGGCTGAGGACGTCGATCACCCTCTCCGTGTCCTTCGGGAGGCGTGGGCTCGCGCCCACCTGCGCTGCCCCACCGTCCGGGTTCCCCACCCAGGCCAGGAAACTCCGGGTGGTGCGAACGTAGGACCTCACCGTGGCCCGGCTCAGTGCTCCACGGATGCCGCCCTCCTCGAGGAGCTGAGTGGTGAAGCGTCCCACCAGCGGGGCGGTCAGCTGCGCCGGGGCGGTGATCCCCTCGCTGACACACCAGGGGAGAAAGACGCGGCGGAGGGTGGCGTCGTACATCTCGGTCGTCCGGAGCGACAGGCCGCGCCCCCGGCAATCGGCGACGTAGGCATCGGCCAAGGCCACCACTTCGGTCGGGATCTCCGGTTCGACGACTGCGAGCTTGGGCATATCGACCTCCGTTAGCGCGCTACACCCCTTGCAGCGCCTTTTTTCGAATCGTGCTACACGATAGCGCCAGTCACGGAAGATTGCAAGCCGGTTTACAGCACCTTATAACGCGGTTTGAAGGCGTAGCCTCGAAGTGAGACTGAAGTGAGATTGGTCGGGGAGACAGGACTCGAACCTGCGACCCCCAGTCCCCCAGACTGGTGCGCTAACCACCTGCGCTACTCCCCGCGACCGGGGATTGAGCATATCAGGCGCTAGAATCCCCGATTGGACATG